CGTCAAACAATGTTCCTACTTTAGCTTCAGCTTTGAGCTTACCTAAAACACTGCCTTGCTCGCCATTTATATAATTTTTGAACTCATCAATTGTACTAATCCATCCTTTTAGTGTTTCTAAATCAGCCCCGTAATTAACGTTAGGTTCTTCAACTTCTTCAAAATCATTAGCGTGACTAGGATCTTCTAGGGATTTATCAAACGATTGCTGATCATCTTCAGGTGTAGCATTAAGTGCATCAACTTCGTCCGCCTCATTCATTAAGGAAAAAAACTTTTTTTCGAACTTACTCATATAAATATTTATTATGAATGACATTCTTTTCGAGGACTTATATGTGTATGCTAATAAATATCACAAAGATTTAGCTACAAGAAACGCACAACCTCAAGTTAAAACATTATCTGACGTAGCTAAAAAGTATTCAGATATACAAACTAAGTCTCAAGGTGACTATAAACCATATCCAGGAGAAGCTATAACAGAGTCTTTAGGTTTAGCATATACTAAAATGGCAGATGCGTATTATCTTATAGGTCAACTATTTAACAACGCGTCCGTAGATTATGATGATGATACTAAACAAAAGGTAAATTTAAAGTTGAAAAAAATTATGTCTACTATACAATCTATAGCAAAAGATTTAGACAAAAATGATAAGTCAGATACTTAAAAGCATAATTTTAGTTTCTTTAGTTAGTAGTGTTATATCATATATTTTATTTAAAAATACATCAAAATCATTTGTTGAATGGTTTGCGATCTGTACTATAATTCAATTCTTGTTTTTTTATTTTTACAATAATGTAATTACATTTTTCACTAAGTTAAAACTTGAAAAGGAAAATATTGAAGCTATTAAACTCATTAATAATAACACTATACTTATTAATTGTGAGAGCTGCAAAAAAATTAACAACGTAAAAATAGATTTATCAAGAGATAATGAATTTGATTGTACCCATTGTGATACTCAAAATATTTTGAATATTGAATATACTACGATTGCTAAAACTAAAATATATGAATAACCTAACTAATGAACAGGAAGCACGATGGTTGTGCTTATTTGACGCAGTAAATATTATTTCCGCGAAAGCAGAGATGCTTGGCCAGAAAAGCGAGTCCTATTTAAAACCTCTACCTATTGAAAAGTATGTCAAAGAGAGATTTCCTGCAGTATTCAAGGATTTAGAATTTGAAAAAAATCAAGAATAATCTCCATACACATCATCATTTGTTCCATAGTCAAAATATGAAGCTTGAGCAGTATCGATATCATCTATATAACTTTGCTCGCTTTCAGTAACGTTACCACTCAAGGCGTCGTTAGTTACTTGATCAGATACTGCCTCTTCAACATTATTATCTGTATAAGAGAAATCATACCTTTTAGCTTTTATCTTAAATACATAATGACCTTGAAGTTGATTTATAGTTGATATATTTTCATCAACTCTCTCAGTTATCTCAAAATATTTACCCTCTCTACCATTAGGTCGGTCATCGCCTAATTCAGTTAGCTTGAATACATCTCCAGCTTTAGGCTCTATAACTTCGCCATGATCAGTATCATAAAAAGATGAAAGAGTTTTATTGTAAGTAGCAATATCTATATAAGCTTCGACTTCATCGTTAGACGTTAATCCGAATTGAGAGAATGCAATTGAACTATCATTTAACGTCATTACCATGACAATATCGGTACCCGCTTCGAAACCATCTACCGTGTTTTCACCATAAAACTTATCTGTAGCAGAAAGAGCATAATTTTTAACATAATATGTAGTTTTAGTACCATATTGAGCGATTTGGTCTGTCCACCAGATTTTAAATAAGTTGTTTCTCTCATTAACATTATTACTTTTATCAGTAAAGCGACCTATATCATTATAGTAGTTTACTCCAGTAATACTTGTTGTTAAATAGCAATCACTCATTTACTTATAATATAGTTACCGTTTTTGATAGATATAGTTATACCTGTATTACCTAACTTACGCGGATTAGTCTCTGATAAATCAGTAATTTTAAATATATTAATAATCTTTTTAGCTGATTCAGGCTTGAGAACTGTATTTCCTGATTCTGATTTTTTAAGAGCTGTTAATTCAGCTGGGTAGTTAGGATTAGCTCTATCATAATCTGCTAACAGATTTTGACGTCTTCTATTAAAACCTGTTGAGCCTTGTAGCTTCATAGGTTTTAGAGCTTCTAAAAAATAACGCTCTATATTCATATAATTATTTATAAAAAAAGAGCCTCTATATAAGAGGCTCTTTCGTTAATTTATTGTTGATAAGTAATTACTTGCTTACAGCTTTCTTACTAGGACTTGTCATTCCAGAAGGATCATGACCTAATTTCTTACCATCTCCTGTTTGAGAAGTACCTTCTTCATCAGTTACAGAGGCATCCCCAGTTCCTGCAGACTTTGCAAAAGCACCATCTCCTGGTACTTCTTTAGCCTTGCCTCCACCATCGGAGTGATCTACACCTGGCTTAGAACCGATATTTGTTTGCTGATTTTCTTCCTCGAATGGATTTACGTCTTCTTCTTCGTAACCCATATCACCCTCTTCAGCTTCTTCGCCTTCACCTTCATCGCCTTCATCGCCTTCTGGCTCAACTTGCGCGAGAATGTCCTTTAAGACCTGTACTTGGTCTGATGTTAATGTAACAGTAACGTCTTCGCCTTCTCCTCCGCCAAACTCATCCCCACCTTCAGCATCGTCTAGATCAATGCCAAGTTCCATAGCTTCGTCGTCGGCTTCACCCATTACCTGTTCGAATAATTTATCGAAAATAGATTTATCTTCAGTCATGACTTTAACTTTCTTAGAATTATTTATGCTTTTAGACTCCTTTTTTACGTCTTTTTTCTTATTAGTTACAGGCTCTTCTAAATCTTCTGACTTAGGCCCATCACCGACTAACTCTTCGGAATCAACTTCATCTTTAGGTCTCTGTTCGCCTTCAAGATATACTGGGTAAGGACCATCTAATTTAGAAACTATAGCTTCGATTTTTCTTTTGAGCATTTTCTTATAAGCTTCTACACTACCGTAATTTTTTTTAGCAAATGCTTCATCTGGGTTATCATGTAGTTTTTTGAGATCTTCGATATCTTTACGCATATCTCCTTGATCAGCACCTTCGTTAATAGTACCGCCATTATATAAATTATTGAGTACTGTATAATCAGTTAAATCCATAATAATATTTATTATCTCTTTAATTTTTTTTCCACAAAGATAAATAGTCTTAATTATGGCAAATTCTATCGCAGATCAATTTAAAGGACTACCAATCGAAGAACTTATTGTCTCTCCTTTGGTAGGTATGGCTAAAGGCCAGGCAAGATTAAACGACGTAACATGGAAATATATCCAAGAAGTAGGTTTTGATACTACAGACGGTAAATCCAAACCTCGCGCTTTGGATGTAGAAATCAATAGATACGTACAAGTTGAAGGAGAAGCAGAACCTAAATTACAGACTCTCCAAAGTAAAGTACCTCTATTACCTCTTATACCTTTACCGTCATTAGCTATCACTTCTGCTGACATTCAGTTTACAATGGAAGTACAACACGATACTCATACAGATAGTACAGTAAGTGAGAAATCTGTAGATGTTAATGTAAAATATAAATCATGGTGGGGGTTAAGTGTTGAGTCTAAGTTACACGGTAAAGTCACTAACAAGTCAGAAAATACTCGTAAGACGGACAATACTGCAAAGTACGACGTGAAAGTACACGCAGAACAGCTTCCCGCTACAGAGGGTATGCTAAAGCTCAGTGATGCTTTAATCACTATGATTGAGCCAGTAGTTGCCAATCCTAGTAAGTAATATATTATTATACTATGAAATCCGTCTCGTTGGAAAGTCTGATTAAATCTATAAAGCTCTCAATAGTTAAATCGACAGATATTCTTGAAAAGAGCCATATACAGAAATTAGCAGACTATTTCAACGCAGACGGAACTCCTGTTTGCAAAACTTTAAACTTAAACGGTAAAGAAGCAAACATTCCTCTTTATACTCTCATCAACCACCAAACATTAGCTTTAGATGAATTAGAAATGTCGTTTAAAGCCAAACTGTTTGATTCAAATGAAGAATCAGAAACAGGAGATAAATACGATTTAGTAAATAAAACAAAAAAGAATCCTTTTAATCCCTTCCAAGGTAAAGATATTCATGTTGATATGAGAAAATCGAAAGAAGATGCAGCTGGATTCGCGGAAGTTCGCCTTAAATTTAAGATTACAGATAAACCAGAAGAAGTTTCTCGTATTGAAGATTTACTAATTCAAAACATTTCTGGAAAATGATAGGCACAGGATTACCTTGTCCCTGTTGTGGTACGAAGCTACAAATAACAATTGATTACATTATCAAAAACCCAATATCTGCTTGCCCTATTTGTAAGTCTGTTATGAAATTCCCTGTAAACGAAGAGCTATTTAAGCAGTATAAGGAAGCTCAAGCCGAAATAAACAATATTAAAAATAAATATTTCAGTAAGAGTTAGTAATTATGCCTAAAAAACAAGAAGACAAATATTACTTAGGTAACAGCAATTTACCTACTGCAAATATGGAGTTCGAGTGGACCCCTAAAATGGTCCGAGAGCTCAAAAAATCTAAACAGAATATTTTGTACTTTGCAGAGAACTTCTTTTATATAGTTAATCTTGATAAAGGTAAAATGAGAATACCTTTATACGCGAGTCAAAAAAGAGTATTAAGATCATTGCGCGATAATCGTTTTGTAGCATGTTTAGCATCACGACAGACAGGCAAGACTACAATGATGACAATATATGCGCTATGGATAGCATGCTTTCAAGAGGATCAGCGTATACTTGTTGTAGCTAATAAAGAGCAAACAGCAATTAATATATTTTCTCGTATTAGAACTGCATATGAGATGCTACCTAATTATCTCAAGCCTGGTGTAGTTGAATATGGTAAGACTTCGATGAAACTCGCGAATGGTAGTAGTATAGGTATTAGTACTACTAGCTCGGATGCAGGTCGTGGTGATTCTTGTAATGTGCTTATCCTTGATGAGTTAGCGTTTATTCCTAATAACTTAGTTGATGCATTTTGGAAATCTGTTTACCCAATTATTTCATCTTCTAAAAAATCTAAGATCTTCATCGCATCAACCCCTAATGGTACAGACAATCTCTTTTACAAACTATACATGGATGGTCAAAACAAGAAGAGCAACTGGTACGCAGAAAAAATGATGTGGTATGAAATACCTGGTAGAGACGAAAAATGGAAGCAAGAAACTATTCAATCCATAGGAAGTGAAGAGGCTTTCAGACAAGAGTTTGATTGTGAGTTTTTAGAGACTGGTGACTCATTTATAGATGAAGAATACTTTGCTAAGCTTGAAAGCTTGATAGTAGATCCTAAGCACATTTTTGATGATGGGGCTTATAAAGTATGGGAAGAGCCAGACGTAGATTGTATATATACTATCGGGGTTGATGTAGCAGAAGGGGTACAAAAAAATAGCTCCGTAATACAAGTACTTGACATAACCGACTTAACCAATATCAAACAAGTAGCAGAATATTCTAGTAATACTATTAATCCGTTTGAGTTCACAACAAAAGTTTATGAAATATGTCATCACTGGGGCGCGCCTCCTCTAATGATAGAAAGAAATAATTGCGGAGCTCAAGTTGTAGATTTACTATATCAAAATCATAGGTACCCTAATATTGTTAGTTATAGCCCTAGAACTGGTAAAGTTAAATTTGACCGTCTAGGGGTGTATGCTCATACTAATACTAAGTACAAAGGGGTTACTAATATGAGATACTGGGTACATGAGCTCAAGTGTATACAGTTCAGATCCAAGGAGTTAGTAGAAGAGCTTAGAGCTTTTCAGCGTAATCCGAATGGTACATGGTCAGCAAAACCTGGTTATGATGATGACAGAGTAATGTCTCTTATATGGGCGTTAATGATTTTAGATAATGATCTCATACAAAGATATTATGAAGTTATAGAGTTAGATGATAACGGTAAACCTAAAAATATTATTTTATCTGATTTTGTACATCAAGATTTCAAAGGATTCTTGAATGATTATAAAACTCAAAATATATCAGATACATGGGAACCACCGAGTATGGTGTATTATAATATAAATAATGGTGAAAGGCAGTCAGAATTAGACGATATGATTGAGCAAGGCTGGACAATGTTATGAACCAAGCACCATTTAATAAAAATAGAAATGATAAGTTTATACTTGTACTAAACTTACCACCTGCATTAAAAAAGATTAATAGTAATAAAACTCGTAATAATAATAAAATTAATGCAGATAGTTTAGAGTATAGTATATTCGGTACTTTAACCCCATCTATAGATGTTGCTAGCCAAACAATACCTTATGCAACACAAAGTATAAAAGTTAGTTCGCATGTTCGTCAACCACCATCAAATTTCAATTTTAGTTTTAAAATTGATAACGAATACAAAAACTATTGGGTGATATATAAGTGGTTAGATCTATTAAACGATGTTAAGACTGGACACTTTAATTCTGATGAAATAATTAAAATTAAAGGCAACTCATATCTAGATGCTTATACATCTATGTTAACAGTATATGGATTAGATGAGTATGAAAATAAAAAAATACAGTTTGATTACATTGGAGCTTTTCCTACTTCATTAGCAGAAATCAGCTGGAATTACGGTGAGCAATCTGAAATTGCATCATCTAGTTCATTTAGCTTTACTAAAATGGAAGTTCAGCTGATCTAATAATATTCTGTTTATATCTACATTCAGGCATTAAGTATAATAATTTTGATAATTTTTCTTTATCAATATTATTTGCTTTGTAAGATTCTAACTCTATACAACCAATCATCTGATTAGTTCTATTCTGTATACTTTTTATATACATTGTAGCTTCAAACATTTGATCTGTATCTCCTGTATCAAACCATGCATGCTCTGGATTTAATATAGATAAATTTAAATCTCCAGACTCTAGATAACTTTTATTAAGATCAGTAATTTCTAACTCACCACGACCTGAGGGCTTTAAAGCTTTGGCTCGATCTGGAGAGGTATCATCGTAAAAATATAATCCAGTAACAGCTACATTGCTTTTAGGGGTCTCCGGTTTCTCTATAATATTTGTTACAGTTAAATCTTCATCGTACTCAACTACTCCGTAATCTTGAGGATTACTAACTTTATAGCCTACAATTGTTGCTCCGGGTTGAGGATTATAATTAATACCTGTAAAAATATTATCCCCTAGCGCTAATACTACATTACTATTACCAATAAACTGCTCACCTATTATTAGAGCTTCTGCTATACCTCTAGGTTCATTCTGTACTTTATATGAAATATTAATACCTAAGTTTGAACCATCCCCAAGAAGGTCTAGAAAAGTATGTACCTTATTAGATATAATTAAAACATCCTTTACCCCTAATTTAAGTAAAGTAGAGAGAGGATAATAGATAGTTGGTTTATCATATACTGGTAGGATTTGTTTAGATAAAGATTTGGTATTAGGATACACTCTTGTACCACTTCCTCCTGCTAAGATTATACCCTTCATATATTTATATTAAAATAAACTTTTAATAAAATCAATAACATAAATCGATAAATAATTAAAGAAAGTTATACTATGTCTAGAAGAACAATTCAATCTCCAGGTGTAGAAATCAGAGAAATAGACTTAACGCAGAGACCTGCAGAACCTCTTGGTACAAGTGTTTTTATACCAGGTTTTTCAGATCAAGGCCCTACGGATGAAGTCTTAAATGTTGGTACATTCGCTGATTTCGAAAATATATATGGCAAGCCAACTAACGCCGCAGAAAGATATTTCTATCACAGTGTTAGACAAACATTCGATAGTGATGCTAATGTATATGTTTCCAGATTACCTTATGGCTCTGGTAACGGCCTTAGTGATGCTGCTAACAAATACACAGCATTAGTATATCCTGTTATTTGCCCTAACACATTTACGGTTACATCAATTGATAGTGGTACTCAAGTCACTACGAGCTCGACCGGTCAAACTGATGGACTTACAAAAACTTATTATTTTGAAGTTGTTACTAGAGACTCTAACGATAGAATATCTTATACTTCTGTTGAAGCAGAAGGCACTATTAGCTCAGGTGTAATAACTATC